CCTGGATTTGTAAGTGTGATTGCCTGTACTTGACCATAACTGGTAGATGTGATACCAAATTTAGCATCACCGCCAACTAAGCCAGGCACAGTAACTATGGCGTTTGTACCATTGGCTGAATGTACAGTTAATGTTGGTAAAGACCTTTGATATCCCATACCACCTGGAGGATACAAGGTAGTGCCTGATGGATCAGGAACAAAACTGATAGAAGTAATTGCTCCGTTACCTGCTACACCTTTTACGTTGGCAAAGGCACCATAACCTGAACCGCCAGTAAATACAATCGTATCATTGATGGCATAACCTGTACCGCCAGCAACAATTTGTATTGGGCCTAACATACCAAGGTACGGTAAGTTATCTAAAGCACCTGTCTCTGTCTGATAGAAACCTACAGCAGATGCTGAAGTTGTTTGGTCGTAACCTGTACCACCTGATGTGACTGTTGTTGCTAGAATACCATAAGTATTCAATACAGGGAATGATAATGCTCTTGATAGTTTTGTATTGTAATTGGCAATAGAATCATTGGCAAAATTATAACTTACGAGGTGTGAGCCGTCACCTAATTGAACTGTTGCTTTGTTGCCTAAAGTATCTGTTGGTACATGATAAACATAATAACTGGTTGGGTCAAATACGGTGGCAATATCACGAGCACCTGTACCTGAACCAGAACCTGATGTAATAGTTACCTCAGTATAACTACCTGGTCTATAACCTTGTCCTATGTATGTTGGAGTTACACCCGTTACACTAGCACCAGATACTTGAGAGATATAACCAGAAGCACCGACAGGATTAGTAATGTTTGGATTTAAACCACCAAAAAATACAACTGGATCACCAACATTATAACCTGAACCTGTAAATTTTGGATCGACCGCAACAGATGAAAGAACACCTAATACTTGTGCTCTAAGTTCAGAACCGTTGAATAATACTGGTGCACCATGTATATCTACAACATGAACATATTCACCTGAAGAAAATTGTCTATCAATACCAGATAAAACAATCTGTGTTGAATTTAAACCAATAATAACGTCTTCAATTGTGGCATAACCATATGAAGTTTCACCAAACAATCTATAATTAACAGCACTTAGCCATGTAGGATCTATAGTAGTTAGAGTCAATGAACGAGTAAGAACCCATTTACCATCTGAAGCTCTAAGAATATAATCACTAGCGTTGTATAAATCTACTTCAGAATTGTATAGTATTCTGAATAAAAATTGATAAGAAGACGGTGTACCTTTAGATTGGTACAACTCTCTGGCAATCTTAGTTAACTTTCTTTGGTCAATTAATGAACCGTCTGGAAAGAATGATAGAAAATCATTTCTATAATATTGTAAGAATTGATCCAGTGTGGTATCAATATCAAAATAACTGGATAAATTCTTAGTACCATATACGGCACCGCCTTGTTGTTCCATCCATTCATAATATGCTTGGAGAAACAACACAAAGGTGGCATAATCCGGATTGTCACGGATAAACCCCGGCAGTTGTGACGGTATTAGTAACGATGTTTTGTTAAGATAAGACATTAACTTTTAGCAGTAACGGATACGGTTATGGCTGATGGATCATTATTATCTAGGGTAATAATTTGACTGAATGTGGATGATATAATACGGTTAGCAGAATAACCAATCAATCTAACAATACCATCAGTATTATTAATTGCTGTAGGTGTAAAGTTCAATAGTGTGGCAATACCATTTTGATAATCTATGTTTGCTGCATCAGTATTTAAAATATTCTTAACGCCATTGACATAGTAATATGTTCTTAATGTACCGTAGTTACCACGAAGAACAGCAATTGCTGAAGCACCGGCACCAGTTGGATCAGAAATAACTACGACCGCCTGAGTATAAAAAGCACCACCATTTGTAACTGTAATACCTGTGATGACTCCGTTTTCTACTGTTGCTGTAGCAGTTGCACCATTACCATCACCAGAAATAGTAACAGTTGGTTTGGTATATCCAGCACCACCAGAAACTATGGTAATAGAATCAATGTTTGTTGTTGTATCAGGTGATGGTTCAAAGTAAACCGGGTCGTATGTCTTACCTAAAGCATCTACTGTGGCAAATGAAGGATTAATAACAAACGCTTCATCACCAGTACCTTGTTCTAATTGATTACCAAAATTGATAGTATAGTTTAAAGATTTATTCAGAGTTGGTATTATTCTTTTCTCTAAGAACAAATCAAAATCAATGGCAATAATTGATGGATCTAATGCTTGTGTTTGTTGAATCAAATCACCAATCACAAATGTAGAATTGAAAGTATTTAATGTGTTGTTACAATAGTTTTTAATACCGGCAGTAACAAGAGAAGAAATTTGTGTTGATGTTAATGTTGTCTTCTTTGGATTATATAATACGTCAGCATTTAAAATGACATACACATAATCCACATCAACAATCTCTGGTACAACAGTCAATACAGATATTGGAGCAATGATTTGATTGGTAATAATTTGTTTTTGGTTATCTGTTAAAGAATAACCACCTTGTGGTTTAATTGCCACAAAGATTTTACCGTATTGTGGAGGACTATTTTCTTCTCCACCCCATACGTTAACTGCATCAAAACTTAGACCAACATTGTTCTGTTGAATCAAAGTAATGTAATCGTCTTTGGTAACAGCACGATTTTGTGCTGCATATGATTTAGGTGCTTGAAATTGAATAGAACCAATAGATTCTTTATTACTACCGTTCGTTGCAGCCGTTAGAGACTTGACAACAGTAGTACCAAAACCACTAATTGTGTCCATCAATGTGAAGTTATTAGCACCTGCTGATGCTGTACCTCTTGATGATAGGTAAGTTACATTAACCACATTACCATCAGATAATTTTTGACCTAATATGCCATCACCAAAATAGATTTCATAGTAACCATTAGTACCTTCTTGTAAGAAATATACTGTACTTGTACCAGTTAAACTCAAATAATCTTTTGCTTGTGAATATACTTGATAATAAGAATTAGAAGCCGTTTGTTGTACTGTTACTTGTAATGTTGTCGTATCAATCTGAGCATCAGGTATTGAGAAAGTATATGTTGGATTTGCAACTGAATCTACCGTGAAACTGTAAGTTGCTGGTGTACCTTGTACGATTGTGACATTATTAAATTGTGCCACATTATTGGCAGAAGTATTAACTGTCGTAGAAGTATTAGTGATGAAGGTATAGTTAACACCATCAATAGATTCTGACAAGAATTTAGTATATTGTGGTAAAGTTAGTGAAGATGCCGTTACATTATACACATTCATACTGATTGTGGCTGACGGACATATCACAGATTTTGGGGTATAATTCAATACTTTTGCCAAAGAAACAACGGAACTTCTCTGTAATGCTGTATCCAAGAACATTTCATTGGCAACCATGTTCAAATAGAAGGCATTATATTGTGTATTATACGCCAATACATCTAATAAAGTAGAAAGAGCAGAACCAGAATAGTCGTAATCTTTTAAAACATTTTGAGTTTGAAGAAAGGCAATGAAGTTTTGCTTGATATTATTAAAATCAAGGTCAGCCAGTTGAATATTTGAATTTGCTGTTCCCATTTATCGGTCTCTTTGTAATAATAGATTTACTGCTGTCGGTGTCGTATTGTTACCAATAAAGAAGGTAACCCTAGCAAAGAAAGAATTTTGGTCTTCTTGTGCTGTCACAGATATATCGGAAATAGTTGCTCTTGGTTCAAAATTGGTTAAAACGTTCTGAATTTCTGTTTCAATAATGCTGGCAGTAATCGGAGAAATATTTTCAAATAATAGACCGTTAATATTAGAACCTATCTCAGGTTGAAATGGTCTTTCATAGAAATTCGTCAATAATAAGTTTCTAACTGACGAAATAACTGCTTGTTCATCATATCTCAAGGCTAAATCACCTTTACCGGGTTGACGGTTAAAAGTGAGGTCTAAGTCTGAGTATATCTTTTGTAGTGTTTGTGCCATTCTTTATTTATCGTAGGAGTAAAAACGCTTTTTTAGTTCCCTGGATTCGTCTCCAAAATTTCTAGCCCCGGACGCAAAATTCGAAAATTTTGGACTATTGTGGTGCACCAGTAGTAGAACCACCAGATTGAACGCCTCCATGAACGTGATTATCGAGACTAATACCATTAGCAACAACATCACCGCCATATGTACCAGTTCCTGTAACTGTCAAATTTCTGTGTCCAACAAAATCCAAGGCTGCCTGAATACTCTGATTAGATGATATATTACCTTCATTTAGTATATTACCAGTAGAAGCAATATCTCCCACATGATTAATAGGTCCTACCATATTAAAATTCTGTGCCTGAGCAGTAAATTGACCACCGACTGCCATATTTAAGTTACCACCAACTTTCCAGTTTACATCACCATCAACCTGTAATTGTGCATTACCTTGAATATAAACTTTACAATCACCTTGTATAGTTACCGTTCCTTTACCCATAACATACAAATTATTGTCTGCCATAACAACTTGCATATTGTTGTTATAGATTTTTTCAGTTTTACCACCATCTGGCCCAATTTCAAAATATGTACCAGTTCTATGTGCAATTGATACTCTTTCTGCGCCTGGAGTATCATCAAACTCCATTAAATGACCAGATTCAGTCAATTTTGCATTATTATATGGATATTGTGGTGCAAATGGTGTTTTTGGTTCACTATAAGAGTTATTTGGATTAACGGCAGCTTCTAATTGATTAGATGCAGCGGCATATAATGTTTTATTATTGGCGACACTTGCCAAAGCCGCAATTTGACTCTCCAATAGTGATATTTGTGTTTGTAATTCGCCTATTGATAATAAGTCTGCCATTTTATTTGACCAATGATGTTAATTGTGATTGCAATTGTGCCTGTAAAGCACTCAATTGTGCTTCTAAACCGGATAATGTACCACCAACTTGATTTAATTGAACTTGTAAACCTTCAGCAGCAACAACTGGTGTACCATCACTATTTAATATAACAGGATATTGAGTAGTTATAGAACCTGAAGAAAGTTTTGATAAATTTTGTGATATTGTACTTGAAATTGTACCTGATTGTGCTTTTAAGTCATCTAATGATTTTGAAGCAGATTCTGCCGCTTGCATTGCTGCGTTGGCTGCTGCGGCCTGTGCGGCTGCTAACTGAGTATTGATTGACGCTTGTGCTTCTGCCAAGGCACTTTGTGATGGTGGTGTAACTGTTGTACCAGTCAAACTACTTGCTAAATTGGCGGCTTGAGCTAATTGACCAGATAAACTTGGTAATTGTCCTGATAAAGCCGATGTCAAAGAATTTAAATTTGGTACTAATTTATTTAAATCAGAAGCAAGACCTGTTAATGCTTGTTGAGCACCAGCAGCTGCACCAGCAATCGTAGTTGCCAAGTTTACATTTTCTGGACCAGGAATGCCTTTAACTAAATCTTCAACTCTTTGTGTTATCTGTGGTGGTGGATTAGCAGGATCGTTGATTGCTAATGGTGGTGTAGTTGGCACACCAGCAACCGCTGGATTTCTTGGTGCTGGTTGATTAGTAACAGTTGCACCAGACCCATCTTTTGGTGCTTCCACAGTAGCAGGAACTGTTGGTGCTGTTGCCAGTTGTTCTGGTGTTCTAACGTCTTGGAATCCAGTTTGTGGTGTATCCGTTTGTAAAGCAACTGCATTAGGAATACCAGGCATTACACCAAGATAACCAGGAAACTGACCAGAAGGACCATCAAAGAAGAAACCAAAGATATAAGCACCTTCTTTTGGTGTCTTAAAGTCATCACAATTATTACCTGGCAATATTGGATGTGCCCATGGTAAATCTTTAGATGGTATTAATTTTAAATCAGGTGTGTGCCAACCGAATATACGAACTTGTACACGACCAATCTTTAAAGGGTCATCTCTATTTTCTACGACTCCTAACCACCAGTAGAAGCCATCTACTCCCATTAAACCTTGCTTAGTTATCATATAATACCTTTAACAGTATTTTGCCATATTGTTGAACCATTATTAGGTGTGACATACTGTTTAATTGTAGAATCTTTCACAATTTCTAAAACAGTTGTATAACCATCAATTTTAATTGTATGTTTCACGGCAGAAATCAAATATTTACCTGAATAAAAGTCATCAGGTTTCTTGTCTTGTGCTCTAGGCGTCATAGACAGTAGATTGAAATTGATTGTTGTTCCTGCTGCAGCACCTGGATCTCCATCAATTACCAATTTGATTTTATTGTAGTTAGAAAGAGATAACTGTGCTGTTCTATTTGGTATAAACACTTCTGCAAAAATATCATGTGCATACGAACCAGGTTTATCACCAATAAAAGGAACATCTTTTTGTCCATGATTACCAGCAGTCATTTTAATAACAGCCTGTGGTGTTTCATAAACAGCGTGACCAAATCTATTCTGAGCACCGTTTACAATAGGATACTTATTAAGTGAGGCCGACTTTTCAAAATACTTCGAATAATTAAAATCTGTTGTAATGTATCTCTGTAACAATGGATCTACAGTAATCAATTGGTTGGCAAACTGACCAGAATTGATAGCGCCCAAAGTGTCTACCGTATTCATAAACTTATATGATAACACAGAATAAAACTTATCATCTTGTGTTTGACTATTTTTATCAGCATTTTTAGGTTGATAAGAGTATGTTCTATAAATTGGTTGACTGAACAATGTTTGTAGAGAAGCAAAATTAAATCCATATTTGTTCTCAAAGAATAACATATCAGCACCAAACACATTAGAAGTATCTGATTGTGCATATGTTGCCAACCAATTAATTGCTTCAAATGGTTTAAAGTTTGGTACAATAAAATCGTAGATACCTCTAGTCGGCTCAATTGAAACCAATTTATTTTTAGGTACTTTTAGATAATTTGTAGTAATATCGCTGACGATATCTGATATTTTAGTAGATGGATATGATTTACTTATCTTATATTGTTCAGACAATACCAATTCTTCTGAACAAAAATACAGTACATAACCCTCTGTGGTCATATTACCAACCAACATACGGTCAGATATCTTATATACACGGAATAGAATATTGATATCGAAGTTTTTATCAGATGCCTTGGTAAATATCACTCTAATATATTCATTACCAGTTAAATGAAACTTCTCAATAAAGCCTTCTGCTTCTGATATAATCAAACGACCTGTAACTGTATTACTAAAAATATCTTCAAAATAAGACATCTCAATAAAACTGGCTTTTAAATCAAACGCACCAATAGATGGCGTCAATAAGGTAAGTGCCTTAAGACTATAATCCTGTGGATACGTTACACCGGCCTTATCGGGGGTAGGAAAATTTGTTGCCATTCTAGCTGTTCATTAAACTGTCAAGTTCTTGTTCGAATTGACCTGCATATATTACATTGATTAAATTGATTGTTCGTTTTGCATCATTTTGTTCAACTTCATATGTGTATATGTCAATTATTTCTTTGTCGATTGTAATAGTACAAGAAGCACCACTTGGTAAAGCAACTGTTTGTGTACTGGTCACTAGATTGTTATATGTATTAGAATCTATTGTATAATTAATAATCGTAGTGTTTGCTGTCGTAGAATCATATGAAGTATAGATTTTTCTATATTCTTGTATGGTTGATTGTGTATAAGCAATCATAGTTTGATTGTTATTGGCTGCAGCAGAACCATACTTGTCGTTCAGGTAAGCTTCAAATTGATTTGCCGATAGTGGCCATTGCCATTGTGGATCAAAAATCTGATTAGCAAATAATACCAACCAATAACGATATGAATCACCATAATACTTAGAAGCAACAATCTCTGGTGTATCACCGTCTTGTATATCATACTGATAAAACAGAGCAGGATTTTTTAACAGTTTTTGTATTATACTAGAACGTGATAATATATTAGTGACAACAACAGCATTATTTGTTGGGTCTAATGTAATTAACTTAGGTAGAGTATCAAAGTATAACATTATCGTACCGCCTTACTATCAAATATTTGACGATGCATAATATCTGTTTCTTTAAAGCTCAATGTCAATCTAGTTTGAACTGGACCACCATCAGTATATGCAGCCCAACCATTTGGTGCATAATCTACTGTTAAATCTTCTAGTACACAGTTACCAACTTTATAAAGATAAGTATTTTCATTACCATTCGTTGAACCTGCACCTAATGAAGGTGCTATAGCAGTACCGACAGCACCAAGACTACCTAATACAGAATTAATGGCTGCGCCTGCTGGTGTATTGTTATTACCACCATGAAACTGAAACTTTATTTGAAATACTGATGGCATTGTGAAATATTGTCCACTAGAACCACCTTTTGTAGCGCCTTGTAATGTAGGCAAGAAAGCTCTTGTGAATCTACTAATGATTGTTTTAACTGCCTGTGCTTCTGTTTGACTTTTTGGTGTGAATAAGAATTCCATTTGGAAACTACGTAGACCAACACCTTTGTATAGTAATTGTAATTGTGGGTTGATGGCATATCCACCAGACCTCAATAAAATATCACTACCTTGTTGACCACCAGTAATTGCATTAGCACCCTGACCAATCAAATCAAGTCCTGCTGGACCTGATGCCAAGTTCTTTAAGTTTTCATTCCAACCAGCATTTCTAGTTTCATAAGCATCCATTGCTGCAGAAGCGATTCTACCTAATCCACCTAGTTCATCGGTCAAACTAAACTCTTGCCAGTTAGCATTATAACTCATGTTCAATGTCTCTGGCATATATAATGTAATATTATCGGTAATGTTACCAATAGGTGGTTTCAATGCGGCTTGAAGACTTGTTGTCGTTGCAAATGAACCTGGTGCCACAGATTGAACGGCTGCGCCAAAACCTGATGTGAGGGCTGAAGTAATAGATGTTGCACCAGTCGAACTATTGTATGCAGCGGCTGCAGCAGTTGAAGCTGAACTGGCGGCACTTGAAAGACCAGAACCAGAAAATATGTTACTTATTGCTGTAGTTCTTTGTTCTTGTAGTGTATTTGGATTAATATCCAATATGGTAAAAAGAACAGAGTGTGCTCTGGTAGGATTAGAACCAATATCATTTGGGTATTGATACTGATTTGAACCTGATTTTTTACCGAATAATGACCCCAATGGACCGTTTAATACTCCACCGGGTATTGAAACACCGCCAATTGATGTTGGTAAACTTATAATTGCCATTGGTTACTTTAATTTAGACTGAATCTTATATTTATATGGCTTACTCAGGACGATTTACACCTAAAAATCCTTCAAAATACGTTGGAGACCACAAAAACATCATCTATCGCTCAAGTTGGGAAGCAAGATGTATGGATTGGTTTGACAGAAATGAGAATATTGTTTCTTGGGCTTCAGAGGAACTTATTATACCATACAAATCTCCAGTAGATGGTAAATGGCATCGTTATTTCCCTGATTTTTTGGTCAAAACAAAGACTAAAACACTATTGATTGAAGTTAAACCCAAGAAACAAACTAAACCACCAGAAGCTCAAAAACGAATCACCAAGAAGTATTTAACCGAAGTTGCTACATGGGGTGTCAATGAAGCCAAATGGAAAGCAGCCATAGAATACTGTAAGGATCGTGCTTGGGAGTTTAAAATCGTAACCGAAGACGACCTTGGTCTCTAACTAAATAATCAATGGCATCAAAATTAAAAACAATTGCAGAAGAAAGAAACTCACTTCAAATTGAGAGGCTGAGTCGTGAATCCGTTAAATGGTTTATGACAAAAATGGCCAATTTGAAAGGTACTTCCCGTATTCCTAACACTATTAGGCGTGAAGAATTCAGAAATACCAATAGATTCATTAAAGGTGGTCTATTTTTCTTCTATTACGACCCTAAAACCAAGGCAGATTTGCCATATTACGATAAATTTCCTCTGGTATTGATGCTTGAAAAGTATGAGGACGGATTTTTAGGTTTAAACCTACATTACCTACCGATTAAATACCGAGTGGCATTTATGAACAAACTCCTGGACTACGGCAGGTTTGATGAAGACGGAGACCCGGTTCGTGTTCGTATTACTTATGATATCCTGAACGCCACCAAGCGTTTTAAAGAGTTTAGGCCATGTATTAAGAGATATCTAACACCTCATATTAAATCTAGGATACTTGCCGTTCAACCGGAAGAATGGGAAACAGCGGTATTCTTACCAGTTCACCAGTTTAAGAAAGCAAATGCCGATAAAGTTTGGCGAGATTCGATACAGGAAATAAGGAAACCATAATGGCAGGAAGTATTAATGACTTTTTAGGTAGTTTTCAGACCGATTTGGCTCGTACAAATCGTTTTGATGTGAGTATTCCTATTCCTTTATCATTAATTCAATATAGAAACATAGCTCAAAGATTGACATTTAGGTGTGAAAATGCCAATTTACCTGGTCGTACATTAGGCACAACTGACCAAAAGATTTATAACATTACAGAAAAGTTTCCAAATCAAACAACATACCAAGATATGGACCTAACGTTCGTTGTATCTGGTGATATGTCCGAGAAACAATTCTTTGATTCATGGATGGAGTTGATTAACCCATCTACAAACTTTAATTTCAAATACAAAGGTGATTACTCTACACCAGTCACCGTTAATCAATATGACGTAAATAACAATTTGACTTATTCAGTTGAATTGATTGATGCTTTCCCTATTGCTGTCAATCAAATGGACTTGGATTGGTCAAATGATGGTATACATAAACTAACTGTAGTTTTTGCTTATACTTACTGGAAAAACAATTCTCTCAACAACGTACTACAAAATGCTCTTACAGGCGTTGTTACTGGTGGTATTTCACAAGTCACCAATGGGAATGGGTTGGGTGGAAGTTTATTTTAATGAGGAGATAATATTATGGCTTTGCCAAAAATTGATGTGCCGGTATATGATTTGACATTACCGTTATCAAAGAAGAAGATACAATATAGACCGTTTCTAGTTAAAGAACAAAGAAACTTATTGATGGCTTTACAGGCTGATGACACCGAAACGATTGAACAAAACATTCGTCAAGTTTTGATTAACTGTACCATCGGTGATATTGATGTTGATTCGTTACCTATTACTGATGTGGAGTTTTATTTCTTAAACTTACGTGCTAGATCCGTAGGTGAAGTTATTAAAAACAAATACAAATGTAATAATGAAGTAGATGATAAAGAATGTGGTAACATCATGGACATGGAAGTAAATCTACTGGATATTAAAGTAGATATTAATCCAGATTTGAAAGATGTTATACAAATTACCGATAAGATTTCAGTTAAGTTAAGATATCCTGAATTCTATGTGGTAAAAAGATTTTCAAATACAGAAAATGCCGCTGATATGGCATTAGATATGATTGCTGAATCTATTGAATGGATTTATGATGGTGAACAATATTACTATTCAAAGGAATCAGATCCTGCTGAATTGATGGAGTTTGTTGAGTCATTGAACCAAGAACAATTCGTAAAAATGGAAGAATTCTTCAATAATCTGCCTAAGTTGAACAAGAATGTTCAGATGAAGTGTAGTAAGTGTGGCTTTAACCACTCTATTGATGTGGAAGGGCTCGAAAGTTTTTTCGACTAATATTTCGCCATGATAACTTAGAAAACTATTACCGCACTAACTTTGCCTTGATCCAACACCATAAGTATAGTCTAGCGGAACTTGAAACGATGATACCTTGGGAACGTGAGATTTATGTTTCCATGTTGATTCAATATATTGAAGAAGAAAACGAAAAACTAAAACAGAAGAAGGCTGAAGCACGTAGATGATAACTAAAAAACTAGGCAAGATTACATTTGCTTGGGAACCTTCTGCCTTTAGAGGTAGAGGGTATTGGTTTGTCTTGGGTAAAAACGGCAACTTAGGTCGTGCTGCCAGTAAGAAAGAGGCAATTTCTTTAGGCATACCAAAAATGCCAAAGCCTAAAGAAGAAAAACAACAAAAAGAACAGGAGAAACCACAACCAACGGTTACTCCTAAATCTACTGCCACTCCAGCACCAAACAAAGATAAGAAACAAAAGAACGCTCTTATCTCAACAAAAACTTTTAATTCTCTCACAGATGTCCGTAGTGGCGATTCTTTCGGTGATGCTTTAGGTAAATTCTATGCCTTGATGAAGGTTAGAATGGAAACAGAAAAAGAGCAAGAAGAAATTGACTCTCTATTTACTGAAGAACGTGAAGAAATGGAAGAAAAGAACCACAAAGAATTGTTGGCTGCTATTCTTTCATTAAAGCCTGCTAAGAAAACTAGACAACAAAAAAGAGCAGAAGAAAGAAAAGAAAAGAAAAAAGAAGAATCTAAAGATAAGGTTGAAGCTAAGAAAGCGGAAGAACCTAAGAAGGCTACCGAGAAAGCTGCTGAGAAAGCTCCTGAAAAAGCAAAGGCACCTGAAAAAGCTGCTGAGAAACCTAAAGCGGAGAAGGTTGAGAAAGAAGTTGCTCCAAAACAGGAAGCCCCGAAACAAACTACTGAAGTAGTAAAAAAAGAAGCTGCACCTGCTCCCAAACCTTCTGCTGAACCTACTGTTAAACCTCCTGCGGCCACACCAAAAACTACATCTATCGCAAAAGCTGCCACAGGAGCCTCCAAATTGTCCGGTCCTGCTGCGGCAGTTGCCGGTGCCATAGGTGCTTTAGGTGTAACAAACGCCTACGCAAAACAAGCAATTGTTGCAACATCAGCAAAAGAATCTGGTTTAAATCCAGAATCAAAAGAAGATGGTGCTGGTCCTTATCTAAAATCTCTTAAAACTAGAGGTATTGATTACATATGGAAAGTTTTTCCTCAGTTGAAACCTGGTGGTAGACTTGCAAAACAATTGAATATGCCAAATGGTGTTCCAGCCGAATATCTGGAAAAAGAATGGTCTAAAGGTGATGAAGCTTTCTTTAGCTTGATGTATGATGGATTGAGTACAAATAGTAAACCCGGTGACGGATACAAATATCGTGGTCGTGGTTTAATTGCAATGACAGGAAGATCCGTATACAGAGATGTTGGTAAAATTATTGGTATAGATTTAGAAGCTAATCCTGATGCCATAACACAAGATATGGAAACTGCATCTAAAGCCGCAGTTGCTTATCTTGCTATGGTGTTGGGTGGAAAACAAGGACCTAAAAAAGGTTTTGAAATAATGAATAGTTTTACAGATGCCAATATGGCACTAAAGACTGTTCTCAGAGCTGTTGCTGGTCTTGGTCATAAAGAATCAGAATTTGATACAGAAGGTTCCCATTTACACGAACAATATAGAAAAGCATCAACTTTTTTGGATCTTGGGTCTGCAGCTGCAAACAATACAGGCACACAATTGGCTTCTGCTTCAACTGAAAATAAAGACCTCAAGTCACAATCAGGTAGTGGAACAACCATAGTGAATAACAATACAAATATCGTTGCTCAAGGCGGTAAAAAAGAAACCTTAGTGCCTAACAAAGTAAATGATAAGCCAATCATGCTTCAAGGATAAAAATGCAAAGCAAAAAACTTAACAACACTATTTTCGCTTGGGACCCTGCCGCTTTTAAAGGTAGGGGATATTGGTTTGTTTACAATCAAAAGACTGGAACATTAGGCAGAGCTGCATCTAAAGAAGAAGCCGCTAGATTAGGTAAAGAAACTGGTAAAGAACCAAAGTCACCTAGAGTCTATGAGATGTCTTATCAGAGAGCCGACACTCTTAAAAACACAGGCCTATTTGAGTTAATCGCTAGGAAGAAATTTGAAGAAGGCCAAGGTCTTGGTGCTTCTATTAAAGGTGCTGTATCGGATAAGATGCGTGCCAGAACCACCAGAATAAAGAAAGTATTTGATCCTTTGACATGGGCAAGTGCTTTAACAGGTAAAGGTGCCATTGGCAGGTCTATCTTTACTGCCATTGGTCGTGGTATGGGCCGTTCTGATAGAGACATTGGTTACTTTGGTGGTTATACCAGAACTCGTGGATATGATAGAGGTCGTAAAGCCGAACCAATGAGTGTACATATTGCTGCAGGTAAGGTCACACCAATTGTTAGGGGTGATGGTCCTGCTGATGGTATATCTAAACTGTATTCATTGTTCAAAGAAGATTATGAACAAAAGATTAAGAAGTCTGAATTACAAAAAGACTTTGAAGAACAAAAGAATGAGAAGATTCAAAAGAGACATGAAGAACTAATCAAAGCACTAAAAAGCATTGGTGCTACAACTGGTGGCGGACCTTCTCAGAAGAAAGGTGGCGGATTATTTGATTTCTTAGAAAAGATAAAAAGTATGATTGATGAATCCATTGGCAAGTTAATGGATAAACTAGAAGGCCTTTTACAATTTTCAAAAATGTTGGGCGGTAATGCCTTTAAGATACTTAGAGGTTTGGCATCATTCTTAATAAGTCCGATTGGTCTTTCGTTGATAGGTTTGACCGCCTTTACAGTTTTTATGGCATGGTTATCAGGTGCCTTGAAAGATTATGTCAAAGAAAATGTTAACAATATGAAAGTATTATCTCCTGATGAAGCAGCTGCTGTATTGGCAAGTGGTTCAGAAAGAGATATTAAAGCTTTGGGTGGTAAAGAAAAACTAGAAGATATTGTTAAGAATGGAAAAGCACAAGCAATAGAATTACTAAAAGACCCTGAGAAAAATAAACAAGCAATTATAGATGCTGGTGGTATTGAAAAAGTAAAAGCAATTGCTGGAGATACCAAAGAATATAAAGTACCAGAAAGAATTGATACAGGACCTGTCACAGTACCACCTAGACCAGATACTACAGGTGGTAAAAACAAAGCTCGTGCTGCAAAATGGGACAATCAATACGGTCAAGATTATAATCCAGACGGTACTAAGAAAACTCCTACAGCAACACCTGCAGCACCGGCACCAACTCCAGTAGCAACAGCAACACCAATGCCTTCTACTGGCGCAGGTGGTGGTCGAGGAGGTCAAGGTGGTGCTACTGCTGAACAAACTTCAATGGCAACTCCAGCACCTTCAGTATCACCAACTGGCGGTCAAATGGTTGCTGCTACAAACCAAAATATGGAAGCACAACAAGATATGAGTGATGCTGGTCCTGCCACAATGGTTATTAATAAGACAAATACATCTGCAATGGGTGGTAAATCCGAATCTGGTTCTATTGGTGAAACTGCCGTTAGAAATGATGAAGATTCATTTTTAAGAACTATCAAACAAAGTTTGCGAATGGTATAAAAAACCCCGCACTAGGCGGGGTAAAAACTCTCCAGAAGACACTTAAGAAGAAAGAGTTTTATATTACTTCGTAGTCTTCCTTACCTACACCACATTCTGGACAAGTAAAGTCTGCAGGCAAATCTTCCCACTTACCTTCTACTACCTCATCATGTTCATGGCCGCATACGATACATACGTGTACTTCGTTCATAGAGCCTCCATTACTTTAGTATATGCTTCAGCGTGACGTTTCTCTACTTTTGCCAGAGCCGCAAATCTCTTTTCGGCTTTTGCTAGAACTTCTTTGAACTGTTCAGCGTGTTCATCACTCTCAATAATTTGATTTTGAAATTCTCTTAATGCAATAGTATTACCTTCAGTTTTAGCAATTGTTTCAAACTCTGGATACATTTGTGTGAACTCATATGTTTCACCTTCAATTGCCTTTTCCAAACACTCTTTAGTACTTGGTTTACCAATCAACAACTCTAGGTGACCCCAGGCGTGTTTAATTTCTTGGTCGGCTGTATGTTCAAAGTGTTTAGCAACATCTTCGAATCCTTCTTCCCTTGCAATCTTTGCAAAGTATCGGTACTTGATATGTGCCATTGACTCACCGGCCAAAGCACTCTCAAGATTTTTTAGTGTAACACTCATTATAACTCCTTGTAAAAAAATGATAAGCAACCACATGGATTACTTATCATAGTTTATCACAATTTCACATCAAAATCTAATTGATTTTTTCTATATTCATAATATTAAAGGACTAAATCAGTCTTCAGCCAACTTGGCAAAGTATGCCATGTCATCATCATCTTCGGTAATCTCAGGTTCAGCCACTTTCTTAGGAGCAATACGTGCTTGCTCTTTGATAGTTTCTACTGTAGTCTTGGCAACAGGAACGTCACCATTCAAACCTAGGACCTTTTCCAGACGATTCTTTAAGTCATCATAGGACTTGAACTCTTTATCAGCAGTAAGACCTGCCAATGAGTGTTCGGCTTTCCAAATCTTTTCCAACTTTTCGTCATCATCCATCAATGCAGATGGTGATTCAAACTCGGACTTATCATAGTTTTGGTAACCTTCGACCTTACGAATCTTCAGTTTAAAGTTAGCACCTTTCCACAAATCAAACGGGTTGATTGGTTTCTCATCTTCAAATTGTGGGTTCATTGCTTCAGTAATTTTATCAAAGATTTTCTTACCGAACTTGAACAACTTAACTTGACCTTCGTTTTCGGGATGCTTAGGATCAGAAACGATGTAAACGTTAGCGATATAGTTTAACTTACGCTTTTGTTTACGTACAATTTCTTTGTTGGCTTCGATGCCTGAGTTCCATAGTTTGTTATTGTGTTCACAAACAGGACATTGTTGGTTCTTGGTTGTCAAACAGTTGTCGATTAACCAACCACCAGGTCCTTGGAAACCGTGAGAGAATACTTTAACCCATGGTAATGCATCTTCACCATCGGCTGCTGAGGCAGGTAAGAAACGAATCGTTGCCATACCATTGCCAGCTTTGTCCACTTCTGGACGCCAGTATAATTCTTTTTCGGAGGAACCATCTGTTGAAGCGTTGAGTGCTTCGATGGCTTTTGTGTATTTGTCCAGATTGCCTGAACTCTTTTTCATTTTGGAAAAATCCATAATTAACCTTTCTTAGTATAAACGGAGTATAAAACGGAGTATGGTTCAAAATAACATAATACATTATATTTATCCATCAGAGCAGATAAAATTTCAACATTACCATAGTTTCTCTGGCGTTCTTGTGATGTATCGCAGGACCGCCAGCTTCTTTCCAATCATCAATCACACTCAAGGTATCATCAATGATTAGGGAAGTGGGTGTAGCAAACTTGTACTTTAAGGCTTTGCCTGGTACAAAGTTGCGTGGGAAATCTATACCGTGGTTTTCCAACCATATAGATTTTTGTTGACTGATATCATCGTGTACCTTTTCAAAGGCTGTTGAAGATAAAATCTCAACGGGTACAGGTTGATTTCTTAAGTAATCAAGTAAAGTTTTGGCATCAGGCATCAAGTCTAATGTTTCAAACTGTTTTGTTTTGATGAAATTATCAAAGTTGTTGTGCCATTCTTTTTTTGTTTCATCCCTACGTGGTACGTGGTGATACAATTCTTTGTACCTTTTCATAAAGTCACAGATGACACCATCCATGTCTAGGTAAATTTTATCAATCTTAGGCATATTCTTTAACTGCTTCTTTCAAAATTGTCTTAAACTTTTCTCTATCATAATTAATGAAAGGTGTGTACCTCTCACACTTCAACTTGTAACCTGGCCAAATGATATCGTCTGATATTTTTTCCGACCACATTGGAAAGAATTTCATAATATCATTCAGAATACATAAGGTCTCGATTTCGATACCTTTCTTCATTGCTTCTTCAAGTAGATATGGATGTTGACCATTGTTTACTTTCAACCAATTCTCTGTTTCGAATAGGTGTATTATATCTTGTTCAAAGTTATAAGTCAAGCTTTGGTTTCTTTTCTGCCATTTCTTGTATGTGTCTTCACCTTCGGGACCTGATATATCACCAACCCACCTAATATCAGCAACAATGAAATTGGCAACATAAAAGTCCCGTAGTTCATCAATTCCATATCTACGGCTTAATCTGTAAAAGTGCCATTTATCTTTACGTCTGCTGAAAGAGTCTTTAGATACATTGGTTTTCCCGTTGTATTTAAAATAATCGTAACTAGAAGAAGTAAAATGAAGATGTAACGCATTATATAAAGCAAAGGCCGCAAAGCC